TAGTAGTATTTATTGATTTTATAACATGAAGTAAGGTATAATACTAAAAAGAGCCACCATCAAGGTCAATTTTCTGGTCAAGATCCTGATCAAGTTGACTAATGAATGAAGTAGGAAGACCTGCGTATCCAACATTTCCTGTTGAAGATGCAGCTGCAATCAATACTTGGTCTGGATCTACTAACCTAAACGCACCAACCGAGTTATCATAAACAACGACATAGTTTGTCCTTGTTGAATCAAGATTATTTTGATTAATGCTTACGTCGGTAAGATCCGTAAATTTGTTTGCCACTTCTGTTTCGGATAAAGTTGCATCAAATGAACTACCACCTTCGACAAGAGAACTATCTTTATCTAAGACGATATCTAATGATGTACTATCTAGACTAATGTCGTAATCTGCCATTAGGAAGCAAGTCCAGCAGTGACTAAAACCATACCTTCAATAACTCTAGTTTTTGATCCACCAGAACTTTCAATCACAACATCATAGTAATATCTTCCAGGTTTTAAATCTGCAGTTACTGAGTTGGTTAACGTTAAGGTAATTTTTCCAGATGCTGCAGTTATGGAAACGGTGAATGATGTAGTTGAAGAAGCGGATGGATGTTTGCCTAGTTTTGCTTCGCAAGAATAACCAGTCAATGGTAACACTGTACCATCAGGGTTTTTGATGGTAAATGTAGTAGTAAAATCAGTTCCCTGTTCTACTGTTAGATTGACTGATCTCGCTGCCATGATTTATGGTTTTATTGATTATTTAGGTCCTTAGATTTTAAGAGTTTTTGAAGTTCTGCTGTAGAACCAACAAATAGGGCATTTGTTACATTTGTTGGTCCTTTTGGTGATTCTTCTTCGATGTCTTTTAACTTTTTCTGGAGATCTATCAACTTGTCTGTCGCATCAGCAACGTTTTTGATTAGTTGTCCAGCAACTTCATATGCTCTTGGCATTTCACTTTCTTGTGCCAGTTCAAGAATACCATTCACTGCTTCTTGACCCTTTTCAATCAGAGAATATAAGTTTCCTCTGGTGTATTCATAATCTTTTTGAACGTCTGTTTTTTCTGATTTTAACTTTTTAATAATGGCAGGTTCTTCGACATTAGTCTCCACAATTTCTGTAGGACTTACATTAAATACTTCGTCAAGTTTATCAGTCTTCATCAGATATCCTCACCTTGAGATGGACTATATTCTTTAAAGTCTTGGAAGAACGATAATGTTTCATTGAACCCGAAATCATCTCCAACTTCAATCAATACATCATCGTCAGTGTTGACGACGTTGACATATGCACCTACACCGTGCTCAATCGCTTCCGTTCCATCCATACCCCTTTCAACAACAATCTTGGTGCCATCAATTTTCTTGATACGCATTTGCTCACCATCAACATTAATGTATGATTTTTCAGTGAGACCACTTACACTACTTACATCAATGATAGTCTCTGTCTTGGTTACATTCTCTATAAACGTTGTGGTTTGATCAACGTTGTAATCGCGAACAGCACGGGGAGTGACACTGTAACGCTGTTCTCTCCTTGCTTGATTTTGATCGATTCCAGTCATGTAATCGATAGTTGCCTTCTTGATAACTCCAGATGCAGAAGCAACAGGACCAAACAGATATGTTTTTGCAGTAAATGTTAGAGTGTAATATAAGACTCTTCTTTGGTTGAAATCGCCATCATAATCATCTCTCATGGTGATGCCATCCAAGATCACAGGAATGTCTCTTTTCTCTCCAATATCAGAGATCAAGTTAACCGTCATTGTATATGCTGGTTGGAAATATGGCAGAATCTGTTCGATGATCTGCAAACAATCATCATTCTTCTTTGCCATGATTGCCAACTCAAACCTCATATTATAAGGGACAGGCATATAGACTTTCTTGGTAGTTGTCTTGTCACCAAGATTTCTAGCTGCCTTAAAATGTTGTGTTGTAGTTACTTTTCTACTTGGGTCATAAGTGAGTCCAATGAACTCAAATGACATTCTTGGGAGGGACAGTTGAACAGGTTTGTTCAGGTCTGCTGCTTGCTGAATCCTTGCAAGAAACTTATCGGTAGGTCCATATGCCAAAGGAACTTTCATGACACTTACATCTGCGCCATTTGCATCTGTGTGTCGTATCAGAATGTTATTAAATAACGTTCCAAAAGAGACTACAGTCTTCCTTAAGATTTGGTGATAAAAATATTCAAACATCGTATAGTGTCCCTATTTACTAACTATTTAACAAAATCAAACATCTCCGAATGGATTTCTCTCTGTGAAATCGAGAATTCCATCAGCTTCGGTCTCAATGTCAAGGTTTTGGTTATACTCATCGATGACGTTATCAATCTGTTGCTCTTCCAATCTGTAAGTAGCACCAGACTCAAGACCTTGAATAGTTTCTCCAACTTGGAAAAATCCTGTGACGATTCCAACAGTTGCAGTTCTTGTTTCTGGATTCCAAGATTTGACTCTTCCAACTGTACTTGATGCTGTTCCAATAAGTTCTTCGTTGAAGATGTATGTGCCAAGGCCAGAGGTAGCAGGTGCAGAAATCGTAATAGTTGGTGCGGATGTATATCCACGACCAGCGTTTGTAATACGAATACTCTGAACTTGAGTTCCTCCCATAACAGCAACCGCTGTTGCTGCTGTATTTCCAACACCCGCAGGAGGATCACTGAATGTAATAGTAGGAGCAGATGTATAGAATGCACCTTTTTCAGTAACCGTGACAATACCAACACCACTAGAGGTGATACCAACTGTTGCAGCAGCACCTGTACCGCCACCTGTAGATGTTGGGAAGAAGAATATGACAGGATTACTTGTATATCCCGCACCAGGATTAATAAACTGAACTGCGTCAAGACCACCATTGGTAGCGGCAATAGCAACTGCAGACGCTGTTGTTCCAGCAGATATAGGATTACCTATTACGACACGAGGTGGTAATGTGTAACCATTGCCATCCTGATTAATGAAGACTTGCTGAATCGCTCCATTAACAAGAGTTGTTACAGCAGTTGCAGTAGTTCCAACTCCAACAAGTTTGAGTTCTTGAATGTAACCTTCTTCTTCAACATTGTCATCCACAAAAGTGACACCAGTATCAATTATCTCATCTTCGTAGCGGAAGAGTTCACACTTAAGTTGATAAGTATACGTTTTCTGTAACTGGTAAAATGGTTGCTCGTGCTCAACAAACTTAATCTCAAATAGTCTGTCCCCAAGAGGGAAATATACTAAGTCTCCCTCTTTAGGGCGAGTTGATAATATACCAACGGGGTCATTCTTAATAACTGGTTGAACTTTCTGCTCAAATCTTTCTTTTGAAATAGTTAAAGTCAGGTCATCCATAGGTTGGATGCCAAACTTACTCATTATACTTCCTTGTCCCTCATATCCCTCATAGTTTTCAACATACGCTTCTAAAGGAATAGCATTATTAAAACTGGAAGAAGTAACTTCTTCCATAATGGTTTTTATAGTATCAAAAGACCTTGGCATATAATAGCACTCAACACCATACATCCTCAACTGTTCGTTGATGAGATCCTGAACAAGTCCTTGCTCAGTCTGTGAACCTTGTAGGAAAAACGGATTAAGTGCCATAAGATCAACCGATCATGTCCAGTGGTGGAAGTTCATAAGTGCTTGACATCATTTGCTGAATGTCATCAAGATCTTTCATTGCATCATCATACATTTGTCTACCATTTAACTCCACTCCACCAGGTAGTTTTACCCCAGTAAACTTCATCATATTCATTCCCCACTGCTTCTTAATCAGAGCAGTTACATATTTTTTAAGGAATGAATCGTTATATACTTGAGTATTTTGAGTGGGATCTAAAACTCTGTAACACTCAATGACAATGTAATCATCCACACTCAGAGATCCCCAATCTATATCAATAAACAGTTTATCTTGTCTCTTATTGAATCTAAACTGCTTCATTGTGCTGATAGCGAAATCAAGATCTTCCAGATAACGCTTGGTCATTGTATATGTTAGAAGTTCAGTTGATCCCCAATAGTAGATATCATTCAAGAACAGCTGATACTTTACACTGAACATATTGTTGGTAATACTGTTACTACCATCAAATTTAAATACTCTGTTGATTCCTATTACAGACTCTGGAATATACAAGTAGTTTGCATTTTCTTTCCAAGCAAACTGAGTTGTAACTCCAACTGTATGCTCTGTGGTGAGACCAACTAAACCAGAAGTGCTAGTATTTGGTGCTCTTCCTCTGTCAATATCATCTTGAGTTATCTGGTATTTTAAGAAGGTTGGATATACCCCATCAAAATGTCTTTCGTGAAAATATTGTAACGCATCATCCACTGCATCGGAGAGTTGCTCATCAGCAACGTTGATCTCCAGCACTGGATAACCCAGTTGCCTCTTCGCGTAGTCAATCAGTCCTTGTCTTGTGGATGGTTGTGCCATTGTTGCAATCCCCCTATATTATCTATAATGATTTGACAATATGCTTCAGTAGATCCTTTATTTCACTGACATCAGACTTCAGATCTGATATTTCATTCTCAATGGATTCCATCCTCTCATTTTCCATTTTCTTTTTCTGTTTCTCAGACAAGTATTTGTGATATTCAGTGACATTTGTGTTTATCACCGCCTGAGAAACCTCATCCCTCATGAGATTATTGAACCCTTCTACTTTAGAGTAGTTCATAATCAAGCAAGAGCAATGATTCTTAAATCTCTGAGTCTTGGTGGATATGATTGATTTGTAGATGATCCAACAATCTTAATACTAAAGTATCTGAATGACTCCAAGTCATCTACCGTGTATTCATAATCTCTATAAATCAACTCGTCTTGAGAAAATCCAAGAACGTCTGTTTTTGGTACGTTTACATCAGATGAACCATCACTATTTCCAACATCTACTGTTCCATCAGTTGCAATGTTTGCATAACCTGGGAATGGGAAGTAGAATGGTTCGTCCGATGGTTCTTCTTGAAGCGCATAGAAGACACGAACGTCACTAGTTTGATTAATATATGCAGAGAACAACACCTTAATAGCATTTGCTGGAACTTCCAGTGCTATTGGTTTAGTTGCATATACAAAAGCAGATGGATCTTCTGCTAATGTAGATGTTCTGATATCAGTAGCGTAGTTTGATATTGGATTATTGATTCTGTTAGAAGTCAAAATAACAGAAACTCTATCTAAGTCAACAACAGGAGAAACTCTGTTATCCGAAGTTGACAAATTCATATTCAGGGTAAATGACTTATTACCAGGTAGTGATGTTAGATCATTAGTCTCATTGACTTTTGATGCAATCATTCTTGGAGAGGTCAGATAGTTTGATTTCTTCAAACTGATATTTTCAAATCCTTGATCAACATATGGAGTTTCTCCGCCAGCAACTGTATGTGCAGTAACTGTTCTAATAGAAGAATCGATATTAGTTCCTCTGACAGTCATTGTCTGAATCACTGGTTTGATTACATCAAAAATAATATTTTGAGTTGCCTTTACAGTTTCTCCACCAGTGGACTTAGTAGCATTCAAATAAAGTTTGGGGAAACTAGTCCCTACACTTCTATCAATGCCATTAGTAGACATATCAAGTTTTACGTTATAATAATCAAGATCTAACGGATTAGAAACTGTGACTTGAGTTAGATCGTGCTCTTTATTGATTCGTCTTAAAGAAACACCTGCAAGTTCATATTTACGAATCTCTGTTCCTGAAGTGTAAGTGTATGAAAGAGTATCATCAATATTTCTAGTGATACCTGTAAGTTGATTATTGACTACATTTTCATAAGAGATGATTTCATCTCCGATAATTGCATATCCAGGATTTGTTGATCCTACTCCAACTCCTTCAAAAACTCCAAATAATCCACCATTGTCTACAGAAACCGCTGTAGTTGCGGTATTTGCATAGGTGTCTGTTAGTCTTGCTGGAGCAATATCTGGAGAAACATTTGAAATGACAACCGATCCATGTGTGGCACATAAACCATGATTCTTATGGTTGACTTTGATGTGTAGTCCATCGGTCACAGAAGTTACAGAAGTCGCTCCAACACCAGTTGCTACCGTTAAAACGCCATTTCCATTAGTAAACTGAATGGTATTACCTGCCCCAATAGAGAAATCTCCCTTGACCCGATCAAGGACTAATGTATTATTTCCAAATGTGTCTGCAACAGTCAGTTGCATATTTTTACCGATTGTGGAGTTTGTCAATGAACTCACAGTCAATACATCACCAACGACGTATCCACTTCCCCCTGCCACAATGGTCGCAGCTACTGCAACTCCATTTGTTACCGTAATGTCTGCTGTAGCACTTTCGCCATTACCAGTTATAGTAACGAGATCCACTGAACTGTGAACTGTGGATCCACTGATTGTAGAATATCCAGCACCTGCATTAGTGATAGTAAGATCACCAGTAGCAGATCCAGCAAAACCTACTAAAGTTCCAGTTGCATTTGTATTAGACTGACTGATAGTCAGTCCAGTGATCATTCCAGATACTAAAGTTTCTGAGACTGTCGTTCCTAGACCGACTCTGATGCTTTTAGATGTAACATTAAGAGGATCTTTTACCAAAGTCGCAATCTCTTCATTACCCTCACTGAGATTTGGATTATAGAAGTTAATATTTCCGTTATTGGAAAAGTTTGCTCTTCTCAAAGTAAACTTTAAGTCTTCATAAGCACTTGATATCCACTCAGATCCATTCTGTGCTTTATAAAGACTTCCTGAGAGAGGACTTTGAGTCACAAAAACTTCTCTTGACTCCTCTCCACCAATCAAAGTAACATCTACCTCACCAAGTCTAGATGTCCAAACTCTATAGTTATTGGAGTTTGATAAGACACAGATTGAATGAAACTTCTTTCCTTGCAAATATACTGGTGATGGGAATGTTACCTTAGTAGCAACGCTAGCATCTTCAGACGTGTTTATCTGTCCAGGTTCCAGTGTTACCTCACTAAAGGGATAAATCTCTGCGGAAGGAAGTCCTGAAACCATTGGTCTCAGTTGAATCGTTACTGGCAAGTTATTATCTTTTCCAGAGAAAAAGATATCAATTGAAGTTACAAAAATGCCACTATCTGACTCAACGTAAAAAGACTGGGCTAACGGATCTATGATTTTCATTTCTTAGATATCACTTGGTAGTGTCGGTCTATCTAACTTATTTAGTAACCACTGGAACCACTGTTTGTGCCAGATCCAAGTGTTTGAGATACATCTGGAGTTGCAACAAAGGTAGTGGTAACTTCAACAGTTTCTTCTGTGACAGGAGTTAAGTTAGTTGAGGTTGCTGTTGGTGATGTTGATACCGTAAAGAACTCAGTAGTCACGTCACTAGATCCAGGAGCAACAGTTCCAGGTGCTACTGGTGATGATGTTGGAACTATAGAACCAACAGAGTTAGCAGTTCCTTGAATACCAGCAACAAACTGTGTTGTTTGTGCCCCAGTTAACCCTTGAGTTCCCTGAATACCAGCAGATGGAGTTGTTCCTCCACTAAGTGGGGATTGTGAGGGTCCATTTTGACCAAGAATAGTGGTTGACACAACAGAAGAACTGCCACTCTTGCCAACTGAGAAATCTACAAGATTTTGAGTTTCTAATCTTACGGGACGGGTAGCAGTTAAATTCTCTTGAGTATTATTAAAGACACCAACAGAGTAGAACTTCTCTTCTGCACTTGTAAGTGGAACTCCTGTAGTTTGAGAAATAACACTATTACTTGTTAACTTAAATGTCTTTACGCCACTTTCAAAAGCAGGGTTTGAAGATACACTAGGATCTGGAATATAAAGAGATCCGATAACAACACCTTTTTGATCAGTGAGGAGTTTTACATCACTAATAACTGCTTCAGCTCCACTAGTTTGACCTCTAAGAGTCATACCTGCTATCACCCATCCATGGAAGTCTCCTTGTGCTTGAGCAGCAAGACTGTAAGTATCAATGTTTAATATAGTTGAAGTTGCAGAGTATGCTGCTGGAATGATAGATTCTCTGGAATATGGATTTGCTCCAAAGATTTGAGTTGGTAAGTTATAAGGACCAAACTTATGGTTTTGTTGTGCAACTCGGAACTTAATAGATGGGATGTTGGTGTCAAACTTATTTCCAAATAAACCAATTACAGTTTCTCCAACCTGGAAAGATCCAGTTGACATTTCAATTTGGAGTAACTTTGGTACAACATACTTCTGAATGTTTTGTCCCTCAAAAACACCATATACTCGTGTAAATGGTTTTAATCTTCTTGCAACAAACTCAATGTTTCTTTCTCTCAGATAAGGAACGATTTGAGAACTGGCGTTATCTCCAAAGATATTCTTCAAGATCTTACGAGCACTTTGGACTGATGTAGTTCCAGTCTTATTGTAAGTTTGAATATAGTCATTAACAATATCATAGTTCTGAAGAATGCTAGAAGAATATCCATCGTCCAGTCCAGACCAGAAAGTATCCCAAGATCCCCAAACTACAGGGTTAAATCCTGCCTGCTTGTCATTGTCGGAAACGCCAAGTTGTTCTGGAGATTCTGTATAGTTACTAAGGTATTCATTACTTCTAGCATTGACTTTAGTCTGATCAACCCAAACATCCGAAGAAGGTGTCAGTTCAATAGTACCACCATAGTAAGAAGTTCTTACTGGAGAAACTTTTTCTTGTCTGGTAGCATAGGGTTGCTCAATCTCAGTAACTTCTGTATAATCCAGTGTTACTAACTGACCAGTTTTCTTAATATTCGATCCGAGTAGATCAGAAACAAACTCTGTATCTACAAATGGATCAGCTGGTCCATTGATTCCAATCGATGACTCACTTCCCAAAAGAAGATCTATCTCGGTTGTGTATGGTGCAGGTCTCAGTTCACTATTGATAACATCAATACTGTTCTTTACAAGAGTTTCTTTTCTCTGTGCTTTTGTAGAAGAGAAATCATCAACAAAGAATCCAGATTTAAATCTAATCAGTCCATCATTATCTTTGATTGGAAGATTTGCAGTATCTACTTCCAGCAGAGAAAGTGCTGTAAACAGTTCAAGATTGCTCAGTCTCTTATCAAGTTTATTGATATCGGACATCTTGTATCTTTTATAGTCAAAGATATTGATGTCTACATCATTGATATCATAAAGATATGCAGGCAAGGATGCTCTTGCAACTTCAATACCATCATCAATGGAATCTGGTAACTGTGGAGTTTCTGCTGGAGTTCCTTGATTTAACTGGAATACTCCATCTTTTGTTAAGAAGATTCTGTCTATTCTTGGTAAGTAGTATGAATAATCGATAAGGATTTGCTCATCACTAGCAAGAATGTTTGGAACAGAGTTTCCAGTAGCATTGATTGATCTTCCTCTAAATTCAAATGGTGATAAGTCTCCAGTAGTGACTACTCCTACAGAAGTTGATCTAGGTCTAATATCTAAAATATCAGAGTTTGGAACTCCATTTACTCTTGGAATGTTTTTATAGTCAAATGCATTGTAACTATTGACTGTTATAATATCCCCACGATCAGAAGATTCAAACTCAGCAGTTTCAAAAACAATTTTCAGTCTCTTTGATGGAGCAAGTTTAAGGTCCTTTCTTGTTATTCTACCAAAGTCATAAATGGTAGATCTCTGACCATTATCAAGAACATAGTTTTGAGTAATGTTGTTATCGCCTCTGCCAAGAATCTCAGCGGTTGCAGTTACTCCAGTATCTTTAAACTTGATGGTTTCCCCTTCTTGGAATCTCTCCTGATTCAGACGAATATAACTTATCTTACTATCTGAGAGTTTTTCACAATAAATGCCAAGTGCTCCACTAGTTTGACCTTCAAACTCTTCACCAATCAATAAGTCACTTGTTTTGGCATTGGTGCCACTGATAACTGTAAGTGCAATGTTGGGCAAATCTGCATTTGCAGTGTTATCAGACTCAAATACTCCCCAAAGTTTAGTTACATCTGCTTTTAAAAGACAAATGTCCTTATCTTGAACTCTTGTTCCGTATGGATATGTACCAAATGTTAACCCATCATCGAATGTAGTTGTTCCAATACCACTACTAGCACTAGATGAAAGATTAACATTTAAGACATTAACTTTCTTTCTAATCTTAGTTTTTGATGATGGTTGCGCTTTGGTGAGAGTTGCAAAAAGTTGTGCCCCACCAGTAGCGTTTGACAAACCTTCAATTTTTAATGTAGTATTTGTTGGATTAAAAATAAACTTATCTGCTGTCAACTCTTCTACACTACCATCATCCCTCATAAACAAATATCTTTCCTCGTCAAATGGCAGGAAAGTTTCTCCGCTAGGTGCTTGGATAGTATTTGTTTCATTGCTTACAACAGTCACTGAGAACTTTTTTCTAATAATCAAAGAAGAGCTGTTGATGTCAACTTTAGAAATATTCTTCTTTGGAAGAACAGTATATAATGTATTGTCAGTAGAAGACTGGAATGGAGAATATAAAACTTTGAAGTCCGCTGGTTGGATTGCAGTTCCAGGGAGACCACCTTCATTAATACCTATGACTGTAGTCACTCCAGCAATCGTCAGAGAGTGTTTAGAAACTGTACTAACTCTAGCAAAACTTGCAGTTGAAAGACCTGCATTAGTAAAAGAAACTGTGCTTCCTTCAGTTGCAATACCAATAAAGTTGAAGTCTGTTGTAGTAACAGTGCTTATTCCACCAGATGCAGCAGTAATACTAACAAAACCAACGTTAGCAAGCGTTGATGGTTTAACATCAGCATTAAAAGTTCCTGCTGTGCCAACCCTTGCAAAAATTGATTTTACTTTTTCAGTGCCATATGATGTTGTTGCAACTGATATTCTGGTGTCATCAATCCCATCAAAGATAAAGGACTCTCCATCCTTAAACTTGCCTTTGGTATTATAAAGTGTAAGAAGAGTGCCACTAGAAACATCATATCTAAGAAAACCTGTTGCTCCGCTAGATTTTCCTCTTACGTGAGTTGGAACAGTCAGTGTTGTTGCCTGATTTAGCGTTACTTCTGTGTAAGTTTGAATATCATACAGAGAAATGTCATATTCATTCAGATCTGGTACAGTAGTGTCATATGATCCACTTTCAAGAACAAAATCATATACTCTTGCAAGTCCGATTTCTTTTCCTGCAGATGCAATACCAGATACTCCCTTACGAGAATCCATCAAATGAACAACAAAGTCGGTGCCGACACCAATAGTAGGAGCACCATGAACTCTATTGAGAACGTATGTTGGACCAGTTACGTAATTTGTTCTTTGATTTGTAACCGTTTTAGTAGTTCTTGGTTTTGGAAAATCTACAAAGGTAGAACTGATTGTTTCTACATCATATCCCTTTACAACTGCTTTTGTGGGAGTTACTTGATATATGCCCAAGTCATCACTCGGGGTATTATTATTATAAGTTGTCTCAGCAGTGTTAAAAATGCCACCATTTCCTTTTAAATCATTGAGAGATTCTTTTGGAATGACAGTTGGTTGATTGATATAATAATCTCCAGACTCATTATATGTTCTTCTTGCAAGTTCATCTTTGATCAGATTATAGTCAGGATTCTCAACAACTGATCTTAAAATACCATTTCTTACTTCTAAGAGTTCTACAAAGTTATCAACATCATTCGTTCCTAGTTCAACCTTAACTAGTTCTGCCGTTATTTTTAAACGATCTGCACCAGGAGCGGCAAAGTTATTAAATCCTTTGGCATTATCAACCAGAGTTTCATCTTCGTCAGAGTCTATGATCTCCTCTGTAACTTGAAGACCGACTCTATAACTAGAGGTATTACCGTATTGGTCAAGAATGAGAGTTTGTTCAGGAACAGTTACAAAATAACCCCTTAAGAAGTATACACCTTCACTCAGATATACTGCCGATCCGACAGAATTTGCGTTCAGAGGAATAGTTACAGCACATCCAGAACCTGGTTGTACAATAACCGATTTGCCAGCAGAAATCTCATTTTCTCCAAACAGACCTTCTTCAAGAAGAAGAACCTCATCATTTGCAAAAGATTGATACGTTCCAGTAAGATAGTCAGAATCTAAAAAGTTGACATAAAGAGTATTATTTCCTCTATCAGAATCTGCAGATGGTAATACTGCAACAATAGAAGCACGAACACCTGTGTTTTCACCTCTGATAGTTTTACCTACCAGTTTATTCAAATATGCTAAAATATTAATGCCCAGATATTCAGATTGAATCTCTACAGCATAATAGTTATCAATATAACTTACTTGTCCAGGGATTACAACAGAACCTTCTTTGAAAATATGATTTCCAAACTGTTCTATCTGATTTTGTAAAATCGACTGTAATCCAGTCAGCTCCCTCGCCTGAACAGGATACCCAGGCTTAAATAAAACCTTGTAATAATCTTTGTCTTTATCGAAATCGTCAAAGTATGGCGATACGTTGAGGTTGAGTTCCTGTGGCATAATTCGTTAGAATTGCAATACTATTTTTATGTCTTCTCTTTGATTTTGAGATCTCGTAATCGCAGGTCTATGGTCTACATAAAGAATGTTTCCAGTGTGCTTTTGAACCTCTGGATTCGCCAGACCACTTGTAAACTCTTGACCCAAGTTGTATGTTTTATTATTTAGTGACAGTGTAGAACCAGTAAACGCAGTGTCAATACCAACTCCTGAGGTAGAACCCTCTCTCACAATCTGAACATTTCCACCGCTTGATGGTGTAGCAGTAAATGCTTTTTGTTCAAATCCATATTTAGGAGTGGTGTTCTTATCATACTCAAGAAGATCTGTTGTGTTTGTGCTAAAACCAATCAGAGTTCTATCTTGCCAATACTTTAAGACACCTGTAGTCTTATCATAAGAAACAACTCTTGCAACAGCAGTTGATCCAGTTCCAATAGTCTGATAAATGACCGAATCTGCTGGATAAGTTGCAGTGCTATATCCAATGCCAAGACGTACCGCACCAACAGCACTTGCCTTTGACTTTGTTAAAACCGTTGAAGTTCCATATGCATTTGGATTTTCAACCAGTCCTATTCTAGAGATTTGATTACCAGTAATGAAGTCAGGATCTTGGTTATCGTTTTCAATTCTTGAATAAACCAGAACTCTAAATGCCCCAAGTTCTCTATAGATATCTGCACCGTGACCCCCTTGTGGGGGAATGATTACATCAAAAACGGGTGCAGTTGTTCCTGTAGGAAGACCTCCAGCAACAGTGTCTACAGTTCCAAAGGAATATCCAGAACCGCCATTGGATACTGTAACAGACTCTACTTTAGAATCATTGTTGACAACGATGGTGCATTCTGCTCCACTACCATCCCCCTTGATGGGGACTTTTGTATATGTTGTGTTAGCAGTTCCGATACCAACTCCACGATTTGTGATTGTGCATATTTTAATCTGTCCACTTGAAGCAGCGTTTTCTCTTACAGACGCTACGTTATTTCCACACGCATCAGTAGAGGTTTCAGTATCCCAGTTCTTTGGAACAGGCATAAAATTAATCGTATCAAACTTAGCGATATCACTTGGTTTGATGGTATAGAGATACTTCCAAATATATCCATCGCCACTAGAACCTGCTGCTCTGGGTTCTAAATCAGTAAATGTTGGTTCATCCAGAGATGGTCTACCATTAGGATTCTCAGGATTGGTGCCATTTTGCAAACAGATATAAACTCTAAAATCGCTGTTTACAACATAGTAGTTCGCAGAATAAATGCTTAGAGATTGAGATGGTTTTGATGGACGATCTCTAGTAACATCGTGACGGTACATATCATAAGTTGTACCAGATGTCCACTCAATCTTTCTGACTACTTGCCTGACATCACCAGGAATGATCTTTTTCAATGCAATCATTGTGTCCCAATAAGAATTCTCCTGATCAAAAGAATCCTTAGGTGCTGGAGGAGTAGTATCCCAATCAGAATAATATTCTGTTGGATTGGGAAGACCAACAAAAGCATAATATGAGTTTTTGTCAGAAGACGCCAAGGACACAAAGTTCTTGGCGTTCAAAATCCTGAGTTGATCAGTTATAATGGCAGCCATTTCTTATGAGTTTTTTACTTATTTATCAAAGATAGTTGATAGTCTTAAGTGGATTCTTTCTTCTTACGAATGGTGAAGAGGAAAGTCCGACATAACCTTCGGTTGCATATCCAACAAAGTCTCTTGTAGAAGTCCTTGTAGGAATGTCAATCTTACCCCAACTATAATCACCGTAGAATCTACCCTTGTAACTTCCTGGATGATATTGAGTTTCAACTCCATTAAAGTCTTCAACACGAACTGTGATTCTTGAAGGAACTCTATCACCAATAATTGCTCTTCCAGTCTCTGTGAGAATCAGAGATGTTCTAGCAATATCATCAATAGTGATTGTTACTCCATTCAAGACTCTTGCAGTGGAAGAAGTGTCAATTTCTACTGGACTGTCAATGGTTTCTGTTATGCTAAAGGTATATAGTGGTGCTGTTATTAGAGTTCCATCTGGGTCATTTGGACCAACCACAACAGGACTATCAAATATTTCTGGATCAATGGTTACATAACGAGTTTCTTCAATAAGAGTTCCTGCTAAAGAAGATCCATACGCAACATTAGCAACCTGATAGATTCCATCAAAGAATGTAGATCCATAACTGATAACAGAACCATCGCCATATCTAAGTGCAGTCAATCCAAGTCCCAAGTTGGAGTTACTGATAGCGAAGTAGTCTCCAACCTCTATTCTAGTCTCACTGATTGCAGTTCCAACGTAATCTGGATCACGCAAGAATGAGTCATCTTCAATGTCAAGATTGAGAACCAAACCTTTGACGCCAGTAGTTGCAGTTCCAACGATTGTTGTAGTTGCAATACCAACAATAACACCAAAATCACCACTATACCCTTTACCAAGAACAGTCTCTTTGTGAGATTCTGGTTCGGATATCATTACTAAAGGAACATTGGTAAATGTATACCCATAACCTGGATTTGTAATCGTAAAGCTAGTTACAATACCATTACTGATATTAGCAGTTGCTTCCGCTCTTCCAGTTGTACCGATTCCTGTTGGAAGGGATATTGATACATCTGGTGCAGCAAGATATCCAGCACCACCAGCACCAGTGGTTCCAAGTCCAGTTACTGGATCTGTAAGAACGATGGAAGAGATGGTTCCAGCAGCAGATACTACAGCGGTAGCAGCGGCAGCACATACTGCGTCTTGGTCAATAATCTCAATAGTGTTCTCAATAAGGTTTTGTGCATTTTCTTTGGTGCTATCAAAGAAAGTCTTAACGTTCTCAACATAGATTGTTGTATCACCAACACCAACATCCTGAAGAATAGCAGCTGCTGGGTTTACAAGTGCCTTGTAGATTTCTCTATCTTTAGCAACAGGTTGATCATTAATAATCAAATCTTCAGTTTGTCTGCACCATTGCAGTGCTCTCTTATATGAGAGATCTGTTGATATTCCAGGACCAGGATATACATTGGTTTCTAATGTATCTGTTGCAGTGATATCAACAACAAGTCTTGGATCCTCATCATAGACGGGATAGTCATCATAAAGTTCAACAGTATCACCTACTTTAATAGTCTCAAGGATGTCTACGAAAACAACGTCAACATCTTTTGTGCCTCTGTAGAATATAATCTTGACAGTATCTCCATTATATGGAGCACTTGCGTCATATCCCATAGGAGCTTCTGTAAAGGTGATAGTAGAACCACCATTAAAGATGTAACCTTCACCAGGAACTTGTAAAATATCATTAATGAAAACAAGCAGTGATGCCTGAACGTCTAGTTGAGAACCAGTTCTTGCACGGATAGAAGTTCTTACTCCATTAATCTTGATTGGGAACTCTGTTCTAAACCCGTTAAAGAGGTCCGAAATATCATCAAACCTTTGGAAGTTTCCAAGAGCCCACCCACTAAACTCATCCTTATAAGTTTTTTGTACAGTAAGAGTAAACTCAATATGTCCAATGCCACTGTCCAGAGGTATACTTCCAATACCAGTTCTAGGAATAGTGAGAATGTCTCCCTGCCTATATCCAAATCCATAGTTTACAATATCAAAATCAATGACAGTTGAACCTTGTCCGACCGTTATATCAACAACTAAACCAGTTCCAACTCCACTATTATTTGGATAATCATTGGAGTATACCATTGGGATACTTGCATATCCTGCTGGGGGATCAATTGAAATAGTTGGGAGATCTGCTGATGAATATCCAGTTCCTGGAGAATCTAATCTTACTCCAGTAATATGTCCATCAAATACTGTTGCTACACCAACAGTTGAAGAAGTTCCAGTAACTGGATTATATGCACGAACTAAAGTTTCAGTTCCATACCATTCTCTGTAACCAGAACCAGTGTTTCCAATAGAAATAGTAGTGATTGCCCCACCAGATACAGTAGCAGTTGCTCCTGCACCAATCAGAGGTTGATAACCACGACTTTGTGTTGAACCAACAGAAACAATCAGACCACCACGGGGTATCTTGTTTGTGTTATTATCATACTTAACTCCAAGATCTTGTTCTTGGAATATTGCAGTGGTAATACCAGATCCTTCAGTTAGTTCATAATCTCCACCAATAACAACAATATCATCTGCTCTTCTTGGACCTTGATAGATGTCTCTAATGAGAACAATGCCATTATCTTCAGCAACGTTTGTTACGTTGTTTTTACCAGAGGTGAGAACAAATGATGTTGTGATACCATTGAACTCTTCTGAGATATCATCAAAAATTGTGTTGTAAGTATATGGTTCAAGATCAGATCCTTCTTGAGAAGTTCTAGTGAAGATTCTTCCACTAAAGGTGGTATGTGTAGTAACTCCTGTCCAATCTCTTTCATCTACGGATCCACTAGTCGTGCTGAGAGGATATGCTCCGTAAGGTGCTGCAGCAAAGTGAAGTTGGTTATCCTGAATGTTATAGTTACCAATAATCTTCGTAACGGTGTCACCACTCTGGTGAGTACCAAGTCCAGTACCCATCCAAGGTCTGTTAACAATCAGTACATTTGTTGTTCCCACGCCAACCGTGGCAACTCTCATAATCTCATCATTTATCTGTAGTAGATC